TCGGCGACGTCCTGCGCGGTAGCGAATACGGCCGGCATCCAGCGTCCCCTTCCCTAACTTCTTATTCGACGGGGTGGCCGGCGTCGCGGATGGCGGCGATGATGTCGTCGCGTCCCGCGTCGTCGGGCACCTGCACGTCGAGGTTGGCGGCGTAGGCGGCCCAGGCGTCCTTGCCGGAGCCGGGACCGCCCTGCGGCGGCGGAATCGGCCCGGAGTTACCGGCAGCCTCTTCCGCGCTGTCGGCGACCTGCTGGTCTCCGCCCTCGTCGTCGTCGATCCACGCGTGGTCGCCGATCAGGGCCGCGTGCTTGGCCGGGATCGTGTCGCCGGGCCCGTACCAGACGGTCACGGTCCCTTCGTGGATCGGCACGTACCCGGCCAGGCGACGGCCCATCAGGCGACGTCCAGCGTCATCAGCCGTGTCGAGTCCGTCAGGACCGGCATGCCGCACGCGTCCACGAACGTGAACTGGCGGTACGGCGGCCCGACCTTCTCCACGACGCCGACGATGCCGGGCGCGTCCTCGAACGACAGGTCCGACTCGTTGGAGTTGACCAGCTCCAGGGCGGTCGCGGTGACACCCATCGCGGTGCGGCCGAGGTCGTCCAGGTTCGGCGGCAGGAACACCAGCTTGTCGTCCGCGAGGACGCGCGTGGTGGTGCCGTCGACGTCGAGGGACTCATCAAACGCGGGCGCCAGCGGCGGCAGACCCTCCGAGGCGAACAGGTCACCCAGCTCACCCAGGTTGATGCGGGTACGGCCCGTCTGGGAACCGACCGCTGCGTCGATGATCTCCTTGTTCTGCGTGAGCAGACGCTGCACCCGCTGCGACGTGAGGAGCTGGCCGGGCTGGCCGTAGCGCGATACGTACAGGTCCAGCGCGGAGAGCAGGTCCGACAGGGCGGTCGCTGTCGCCGTGGTGGTCCACGCGGTGCCGACGGTGATCAGCTGATCCGACGGCACGTCGTAGTCGGATTCCAACGCCGGCTCACCGTTGCTGCCCAGCATCGTGAACTTGCCGTCGGTGAGCAGGTCACCCCAGGCGAGCTCGAGACGGTTCAGCACCTCGTTGGTGAGGATCTCCGCGTCGTTGTAGATCGACCGGGCCAGCGCCTGCTCGTTGGTGCCGCCGTTGCGGGCGAACTGCAACTGCAGCCGCTCGTACTCGCCCATGTTCAGCGACGAGGACAGCGGCGGCAGCGGCACACGCTTCTCGGACCCGGTATCGCGGGTCGACACGTGGATGCGGCCGTCCCACGAACGGAACCGGGCAACCCGGTTCGTGCGGGTGATGGTCGCGAAGTCGACCTGGTTGTCGTCGACGTCGAGCCTGTTGAACATGCCCAGCAGCCGGCGGGTCTGGCCGGTCCGGTTGACCGGCACCTGACGCACGAACGTGGTGAGCGCGTCCGGCTCAACGGGGGCATCGAAGAAGATAGCCATGGTTCAGTCCTCCCTCAGCTCGCGTCTTCGATGACGCCGTTGAAGATGATGTGGGCCAGGTCGGCCTGACCGGCGGAGTCGAGCGCGCCGGGCAGCTTCGTCTCGTCCACGAACCCGTGCACGAGGATCGCCCCGCCCGCCGAGGTCGCCGTGGAACCGTCCTGACGGACGACACGCACCGCGGAGAGCAGCAGGCCCTTGCAGGTCTGCCTGCCGTCCGACGCCGCGTTGTCGTAGGGCCCGTACTTGCCGGACGCCGTGACGACACCGAGCGGGTAGCCGGACGGGATGTACCCGTTCGGGTAGTCGGCGCTGGACGAGAACTTCGAGATGTCGAGGACCACCGACGGGGTGGTGCCGGGCTCGGTGCCGTGAGGGCTCAGGAGCCAGCTTCGATCCTCGACCTGGTACTGGGTGCTCTGCACCGAGATGTCCATGTCATTTGCCTTTCAGGGGCGGGATGTGGTGATCAGTCGGCCGTGACGAAGCCGCGTCGCTTGGCTTCGGCTAGGCCCTTGTCGCGCGCACTGCCGCCGGCCAGGCCGGGGCCTGCACCGTTGCCGTGCGCGGTTGCAGACGGTCCACGTCGGGCCGGCTGCTGGCTGCCCCTGTCGGGCGCGATGGTGGCGACGAACGCCTTCACCTTGTCGGTGTCGACCGTTCCGTCGTCGGTGAGGAACTTCCTCGTGTCCACGAAGGCGAGCGCCTTCGTGAGGTCTTCTTCGCTGACGCCGGCCCGCGCGGCGGCGGCGTCGAGCTTGGCGTTGATTACTGCCGGTTCGAGTTCGGCTCGGGTCGCGGTCTTCGCCTCGTCGGCCGCCTTCCGCGCGGCCTTCTCCGACTCGCTGGCAAGTTCTAGCTCGAGCGCGTCGTGCCGCGCGGCCTTCTTACGCAAGTCCGCGAGCTGCTCGGGCGTGAGGTTGCCGAGCGCCTTCACCCGGTCTTCATGCTTGCGGGACTGATGCTTCCAGTACGCCTCGCGCTGCTCGGGCTTCATCTGCTCCAGCGGTGTGTTCGCCGGGAACCCGTCCGGCTCCGGAGCCGGCGGCTCAGGGGTGGGCGCGGGAGCCGGTGCCGGTTCGGGTGGTTCGCTGGCGCCGATGACGGGCCAGTAGGCGCGGCCGGTCCTCGCAGACACGAACACGGCACGCAAGGGCCGCCCGGTGACCGGGTGCACGAGCGTCGGATGGGTCGGCAGTGCTGTTGCCATGGCGGCGTTCTCCCTTGACGGGTGAGGTGTGGGTGGATCTGCCGCTGCCCGTGACGGGACGGCGGAAGCTAGGCGGCGATGTCGCCAGGGCCGGTGAAATGCTGCCCGCGGACACCGATGACACGGCCGAGTTCGCCGTGCTCGTGGTCGATCACGACGTCGCGATAGTGGATCGGTTTCCCGCTCTCTCCGGTGACGCCTTTCAGCCAGCCTGCGGCCGTCGAGTCGGCGCCGAACGTGTCATGGACCCGACGGTGCAGGTCTGGCAGGTCCGCGACGGGCGTCAGTGTGCCGTCGGCGCCGCGAACGACGGCCTGCACACTGACGGGCCCGGTTTGCGGCTCGTCGGCATACAGGGTCTCTTGGGAGCAGTCGCAGCCCGGATGCACATCGAGCAGTTCGGTCTTGTGGTAGATGCGGGTGGCGGCGACGATGCACAGCCCGCACGAGTACGCGCCTTCCAGCACGCGTCGGGTACCGATCGCCTGCCGGTCGTTGGCGACGATCCGCCGCGTGGTGTGGGTCTTGGCGAGTTGCAGGTCGGTGACGGCGAGGTTCACGGCCCGGTCCAGACCGGACTGGATCGCCTTCTCGATCGACCCTTCTTCGCGGGGCAGTTCGGCGAGTTCGCGCCACACGAGGTGGAACGGCCGCTCGTACACGTCGACCGGGTTCGCTTTCCGCGCGGACGCTCCGGTGACGCTGCCGGGACTCACTGCGGCGGGCAGTCCAGTGCCGCCTACGGCGATCCGTCGCTGCTGCGCCAGGAATGCCGCCGTCAGGCCCGCCATCTGCAACTGGGCACCCTGCACGAGGGGGACGGCCTGCGTGACGAATGGTTTGATGTCGGCGTTGCGCCACGACCCGAGGGAACCCCACAACCGGGTGATCTGCGCGGTGAGGTTGGCGCGTAGCAGCGCAGTTTGGGTGCTGTATGCGGCGATGAGCGCCGCAAGATCAGCCTGCCGCTGCTGCGGGCTCTGCTGCGCCACTACTCACACCAGCCGCGGGGGCTACAGGTGGCGGGTTCAGGAGAAGGTCCGCGGCGACTTGGGCCCGGTTGATCGCTACCTCGTCCGGGGTGAGCTGCCAGATCTTCGCAGCGGCCATGTCCCGCGACAGCGTCTTGTTCTGAGAGTCGGCCTGCCCCTTCTCCGCCAGCGAATACCGTTCTGCCGGTTTCCAGTCGAACACGATCCGGCCCGCATCGGCCCGGTCGTTGCCCTGCCCGTCGTACCGGTCGGCGTCCGCCCCGAACTTGAACATCAACGATAGGACCCGTGCGTGGGAGCGGCCGGCGATCTTGTCCCGGTCCTCCACCTTGAACGTCAACCCCTCACGGGTCAGTTGGGCGCCTTCGGCGGACTGGTTGATGCCGTCGGGTGAGAACAGGGAGAACGGTGTCGACGTGACCGACGACAGTTGCTTGATGTCTTCCTGCCCTGCCGACACGATCGGCGTCAACTGCACCTCGGGCAGATCCTTCAACGACACGCCCGGCGGCAGTTTCCACAGCGCGTCCGGGCCGGGCTGCAACGCCTCCGACCAGTTGATCTTCTCCCCCGTGTCAGGGTTCGTGTCCGGCAGGCGGTCCACCGTTTCACCGTTCGGGCCGAGAGACTGTTCGAGCGCCCGCTGCCGGAACGCCTGCACCACGGCCGTCACGACACGGGTCATGATCGTGTGGTTGATGCGGTCCAGCAGGTCGATGTGCTCCTCGAACTCCCCCACACCATCCCGGTTCGGGTACAGCACCACCGGCACGTCCTGCACCGCGAACGTCTCGCAGTACGGGCCGCCGTCACGGTCGGCCTCGGCCACCTCGTCGGCGTTCGGGCGCATCGTGAACGCCGACGGGGTGAACGAGAACTTACGTACCCCGTCGAACCGCCACCGGCCCGGGATCTGCGTCCCCGGCACCGACACCCGCCCCGGCGCGGTAGGCGCCGGGCAAGACGCCACCCACTGCTCACCCGGAAGCCACAGATAGGCGTAAGTCGTCTCCGCGGTCTCGTCCCACGTGATGTGAAACGCCGCCTTAGCCGTCAACGGGTCCAACGGGTCCGGGACAACGAACGTCTGCCACGGCTCACACAGCAACGCCACCGGCGTCTCATCCGCACGTACCGCGACCCGCACCGGCTTGTCCGCGAACGTCAACATGTCCGAGTAGATGTCCGTCTCCGCGACGTCCATCCCAGCACCGGTCCAGTACCGCCACGCGACCTCGTCACCGGAATCGTCATCGGCCGCTGCGGTGCGAATGGCCCGCACCGCCATCCGTTCTGCCGGTGCCCGGACAATCACCCGCGCGAAGTTCGACTTCGCGATCCGCAGGAAATCGTAATAGACCTGCCGCTGCTCAGGTGACACGTTCAACAGCGGTGGCCGGCCCGCCCGGTACGCCTCCAGGATCGCCAAACGACGCAGCCGGTTCGCGTCCAGCGCCTTCGCTGCGAGCCGCGCCATCCACCACTCCGGTGTGCCGCGCGTCTTGAGTGCTGACTCGTTGAGCGACACGGACACCTCCCTTTCAGCGGAGTTTGGACGGCGGCACGAACGTCTGCGTCTTACCGACACCGGCCGCGACAGCATCGAGCCGTGCCTGCCAGGCGAGGACCGCTGCGACCGCGGCGTCGATCTTGTTGGGCGAGTAGTCGTGTTCCTTGCCGAGTGCCAGTTTCTTGTTCCTGACCCGGCGTCGAGCGTTGAGGACGTGGCGCGTGAGGGCGTAGGAGCCGTCGTGGGTCATGTCGCCGTTGCGGATCGCGCCTTCAAGCTGCTCAACGGCGCGTTCGATCAGGCCCGAGCGTCCGCCGGTCATCCACCATTCGAACGGGTGCTCCCGGGTCGCCTTGACCCGGACTCGATTCCCGTATTTCGCTTCCCACGCGTTCACATAGGAGCGCCAGTCCTTCGCAGGGTCGCAGTAGAAGCCGACCACGCTGTACCGGTCGAAACAGCGCGCGATCGCAGCCTCGATGAGCGGGATCGGCGGCACCCACTCCTTCGCCTTCTCGCTGTCAGGTGCTTCCCACACCTCGACCTCGAACATGTGCCCGTCTGAGACGCGGCATCCGACCAGGGCAGTCGCGTCCGGTTTGCCCTTCGCCCGCCCGCGGGAACCATCGAACCCGAGCGTGATCACATCACGATCGGCGATCACAAGATCGGGCGCGTAACGGCCCTTCCATGTCGGCTGATCGATCCATGCATCCGACGCGTGCGTGATCTGGTTCAACCAGTCCGACCGTGACAATTGCGGGTCAGCGTCTGGCTCCCAGATCGAGTTCGCGATGTGGTCCAAGTCCACCCAACCGGGCCGTTTGCACGGCGGCTGGTGGATCACGCACTTCGGAATGTCGGCGCTGTCCCCGTAGGCGACCGCGAGCCCCCGCAGCAGCGACTCCCGGTCCTCCATGTCCGTGTCCGGCGGAGCTTCCCTGTGGTCGAAGTAGACGCCGTCGTCCAGCTTCGACCGGCCCTCACGGATCGCGTCGAACGCCGCCATACTCGCTTGCGCCACCGACGGCGGATCGGACGGCGTGAACGCGTTCGGCGACTCCAGCAGGTGTCCGCCACCCTTGATCACGTTGTTGCGCAGCGTGTCGAACAACGCCCGGCCACCGTTGGACGGGAACCACGCCTCCGTCTGGTCGCACACCACGAAATGCGCGGGAGCGCCTTTCGCTGATCGCGCCTCCGCAGTGCGGCGCTGAATCTTCCCGTAGGGCAGGTTCACGAACGTGCCCATCGGCTCGAGCCCCGGGTAGTCGTCGACCGCAGGGCCCAGCGTGAGCATGTCGATCAGCGGCGCCCACGTGTTCGTGTCCACCTGATCCTCAGACACCGCGGCGATCTCCACCAACGGCCGCCGGATCTCCGACCACGGCATACCAACCGGCTGCCCATCGGCGTCCCACCCGGCCGGATATGCCGGCCCGAGCGCCTCGAACGACGCGAACGCGGCCGTGAACGGCGACTTCCCCCACCCACGCGGCCGAGAGATCACCCCACGGCGACGCACCCGCCTGCCCGTCTTCGGATCAAGCCGATAGAACTGCAACGCGAAGTCCGCCTGCTCCTGCGTACAGACGAACGGCTCATAGTCGAGCCGGCCAGGCCGCGCCAGGTACTCGTGCGTCCAATCGAGAAACAGCCAACCGAGAGTCGGGAAGTCGCCGCGCCTAAGCGGACGCCACGGCACTGGACTTGCCGTACCGCTGACGCGCCGCGGCACCCTGCGTCCGCTCGCGCCGCTTGTCGTCCTTCTCGTCCGCATCCGCGAACGTAATCCGCAACCGCGCCCGGTCCTCCGGCGTCGCACCGAACTTCGCCACCCGCAACCGAACCTCAGCCGCCAGAGTCCACTGACCCTTCGACCAAAGCGCGTGATGCATCAGCGCCGTGTCCAAAAGGAACGACCAATCCGAGGCCGTGAAGTCCTTCGCCAGCTCCGACGACTTCCACGTCTCCCACCACTCGACCGTCCGCGGATGCCACTCCAACGGAACACCATCGGAATCCACACCGAGCGACGGCAGATCCGGGGCAGGCTCACGCACCAACTTCAACGACCGAACCGGAGCTGGATCAGCATTGCGACGCGCACGTCGCGCAGCCGGCTTCGGCGCAGGACCACGACCAGCCATCTCAACCTCCCATGTCGGGAACACGCCCATGACGGGCAAGGAATGTCCGAATCGCCACCGTTTGGCGAGGCTCAGCCTCGGCATCCGCGCAAGAACGATCAATCCGGAGACCCGTACACGGCCTGAGCCCCAGTACGTTCCGGTACAGGTGTTGGTGGGCGGGGGACGGTCCCGGCCCCGGGGAGTGGGTGGTCAGGCGAGTCCCGGGTGGCGTTCGGTCGGGTGTCGGAGTTTGGCGCGTTGTGCGCGCATCGCGTCGTGGCCCTCGGCTGCGCTCTTGGCTGCGTGATGGGGTTGGCAGAGCCATTCGAGATTGTCGAGCGAGTGGTTGTTGCCGGGGATGATGTGGTCGCATTGGTTGCCGCGGGCGTTGCAGCGCGTGCCGTCCGGGGTGATGCGTTCGCAGCGACCGGCGGCGCGGCGCTTCGCGTTTGCGCGGCGTGTCTGCCAGTCGGGTGGGAGTTCCTGGCTGCGTGGGCTGATGCCGGCGGACCAGGGCATCAGCCTGGTCCGATGCGTTTGCCGCGCATCTTGCCGCCGTGCTCGACCCTGTACGCGTCGCTTCCTGTGTGTTGGTGGAACACCTCGTAGTGCCACTTGCTCACTGTGGCGTCGAGGATGTGGCCGTGGAGGTACTTGGACAGCAGTTGGTGGAGTGTTGTCCATGGGTGTGGCGACTGTGCCCATTTTGCTAGGCCGGGTCCGGCTACCCAGTATTCGTGGAGGCGTTCGGCGTCTGCCTTGTCTTTAGGGGTGACTGCGCGGCCGGCGACCATGGCGCGTCCTCCCTTGGCTAGATGGTGACGACTGGCCCG